GTTTCCCAGTCACGATCCAAGATGCACTAATTGAATATGATCCAGTAGATCTTAATAAGCTACAAGCATTTGCAGGTAAAAATCCTGGGCATACAAATAGATTTATTAGCTTTATATATTGTAGCAGAGAGAGATTACCAAGAGATACATTTATAAACAAGTGTAAAGAAGTCCTGGAAGAGATTAACAATGAAAAAGCATCTTAAACTACTACCTCATCAATATAACCTTATTGAAGATAGTTCAACTAAGATCTTAGGATTAGTATCAGGATTTGGAGCAGGTAAAACATTTGCTGTAGCTAGAAAAGCAGTTATGCTAGCTAAAGAAAATCCTGGATGTGATGGCATTGTTACAGAACCAAACTTCCCACTACTAAATCAGATCTTAATACCAGAGCTAAAGAAAGCATTAGATTTTTTTGAAGTTCCATATGAATATAAAGCAGCAGATTCAGTATTCTTTTGTACTATTAAAGGACTAGAAACTAGAATCATATGTAAATCAATGGAAACATACGAAAGATTGATTGGTATCAATGCTGCCTGGGTTATTATGGATGAGTTCGATACAGCTAAACCAGAACTAGCATACAATGCTTATATTAAACTACTAGGTAGAATCAGGGTAGGTAACATAAGACAAATGGTTATTGTTAGTACACCAGAGGGCTATAGAGCTATGTATAGAATCTTTGTAGAAGAAGATAGTACAGAGAAAAGATTACTAAGAGCAAAAACTACAGATAATTATCATTTACCACAAGATTATATTGAAACAATGAGATCACAGTATCCTGCAGAACTTATTGATGCTTACATTAATGGAGAGTTTACAAACTTAACAAGTGGAACAGTATATACACAATTTGATAGAACATTAAACGATACAAGCTCACAAGATGATGGTGTTAGTGATATTCATATTGGTATTGACTTCAATGTTGGTGCAATGTCTGCTGTAGTATGTTTAGTAAAAGATCAAAAGGCATATGCAGTAGCAGAACATATTGGATTGTTTGATACACCAGAGCTAGTACAAGTATTAGAAGCACAATACAAAGGCAGAAGAGTATATGTATATCCAGATGCTGCAGGTAATGCAAGAAAATCAGTTAATGCAAGTGAATCAGATATTAAACTACTAAGACAAGCAGGATTCAATGTGAGAGCAAATAGTAAGAATCCTGGTGTAATGGATAGGGTGAACTCATTAAACTCATTGTTCTGTAATGCAGACAGTATCAGAAGATGTTTTGTAAATACTATTAACTGTCCTAAATTAACTAAGGCCCTGGAACAGCAATCATATGATGAATCTACTAGAATGCCAGATAAGAAAAATGGACACGATAATAATGGTATTGATGCCATAGGTTATTTAGTTGCGTACTTATTCCCAATTAGATATGTAAGAGCAGTAGGACAGCACAAACATCAAGGTGCAAACAGTAATCAATTTGAATTTGAAATGAGGTAGTTATGGAAGTATTAAAGTATGGCAAAGAAGTTTATGCAGCTATGGAGGGCATTGATCTCAATGATGATGAACAGACTATGTTTGATTCCTGGTCAAAAGAAGCAATCTATGAAGCATATGTACTAGAAACAGAAAAGAATAAAAGATTAGAAGTTGTGCTAAAAAGACAAGAGCAAAGACTGGCTATGCTAAGACACTTAACTAAACAAATGGGAGAAATATTATGATTGAATGTAAAGTAGAAGAATGTTCATATGAATTTGTAGACAAAATGTTTGATATGTTTGAGCAACATAGAATAGAGCTTAGTAAATACAAAGATATGGTGCTGAATCCAGATATGGATACCTATATGGGAATGCAAAGACAAAACCAGTTATTAGTTATCACAGCTAATGATGGTAATGAGGTAGTAGGATATGCAGTATTTTTTTTATTGAAGAATCCACACTACTCTGATTTCTTATATGCACACCAGGATATATTTTATGTAACACCACACAGAAGAGCATCAAGGATAGCTATTAGATTAAATAAGTTCTGTGAAGAAGAACTAGCTAAAAGAAACATAGATGTTATTGTACACCACGCAAAACTTACTAATAATTTTGGTAGATTTATGGAATCACAAGGCTATAACTGTATTGAAAAGATCTATGCTAAAAGAATTAGTGATGAAAGAGTTTAAAACACTAGGATATGCAGAGAGATTTCTGGATCTAAAGAAAGCTGCTAGTAAAGAAAACTTTAACAGAAGATCATTAAGGGAAGAAGTACCAAACCAAAAAGATACAAGAATAGTAGTTGGTGTATATGATATATTAAATGATGTTCCTGGTTTTATGGATAAGGAAATATTCTTTAGATACTACCAATTAATACCAGATGTATTAGAATCTATCAAAGCTGAATATGACTACAAAGGTGTAGAAATAATGTCTTTAGTTTTGGTTAAGTTAAAAGCCAATGGTATAATAGATGAACACATAGATGAGGATGGTATGTATAGTGAAACTCACAGAGTACATATTCCTTTAATCACTAACAATAAATGTGTATTTACAGTAGGGCAAGAAACTTATACTATGAGTGAGGGAGAGATTGTTGAGATCAATAATTGCATTCCACACGGAGTAGTTAATGGTGATGCAGATAGAGTGCATTTAATTATGGATGTTCTAGGGTTTAAGTATGAATATAATGAGAACCTATTAGATAATCCAGTACCAGATAATTTTTATATAAAGGAATAGATATGGGTGTTACAGCAGCAGTAGTAGCAGTAGGTGCAGCAGGAGCATCAGCATATTCTGCAAGAGAACAAAAGAAAGAAGCTAAGAAATCCAGAGAACTTCAAGAAAGAGAAATAGCTAAAGCAGATGAAGCTAGAGCAGAACAAGATAGACTAGCAGCAGAGCAAACAGCATCAGAGAATGCAGCAATGTCAGAAAGAAGAAGAAGAGCAGCAAGTGGCCGAAAAGGTTTATTATACTCATCAGCTACTGGTGTAGAAGATGAAACAAAAACAACACTAGGATAATATTATGGCATTAGAACCAACAATTAAGGCAGGTCTATTAAAAGACAAGAAGAAAAAGAAAACAAAGTTAGGTAACTAATATGTTTATTACAGATGCTTTTGCAAGAATATTATGCAAGGATTGTAGAAAAGAAGTGGCAGTTTTAATTCCAGGGCAACAGTTTGAGGAAATAAAACAATGTGATTGCAAAGAAGTAGTCAAGAAACCTAAAAGGGTTACAAGAAAAAAGGCTGACTAATGATAGGTTACGAAAAAATTAGTAAAAGACTAGGTGCAGCCAAGAACAATAAAAAGAATTGGGAATCGCACCTGGATGAGTGTTATGATTATGCACTACCAGAGAGATCTGTTGTAACAAAAAAGGCAAGAGGTTCTAAAGTAAGAACTAAAATCTTTGATGATACAGCAGTAGAGGCATTGGAAGATTATGCAAACAGAATGTCAAGTCAATTAGTTCCTGCAGGTTCTAACTGGATGAAACTAGCATCTGGATCTGATATTCCAAAAGAACAAAAAGATGAAGTGAACATATTATTAGAGGAATCTACAGAAACAACTTTCTCACATATACACAGTTCAAACTTTCAATCACAAGTAGCAGAGGCATTTTTAGATCTAGGTGTATCAACTGGATGTTTATTGGTTGAGCCAGGTGATGGTATTCAATCATCATTAAACTTTAGAAGTATTCCATTACCAGAGCTTATTTGTGAAAAGAGTTCAAGAGGTATCATTGATACAGTATGGAGAGAATTTAAAGTACCAGTAAAAGACATTAAAGAAAACTGGCCTGCTGCTAAATTAACAGCTACACTAGAGCAAACTTTACAAGACAAACCAGAAACAGAAATAGATCTAGTTGAGGGTATTGTTAAAGTTAAAGATGGTGAGTATCAATCTGTACTTATGTATCCAAAGGAAAAAGATTTTTTATATAACTTCTTAATGGACTATAATCCATATGTAGTATTTAGAGAATCAACTATGCCTGGTGAAACATATGGTAGAGGTAGGGTTATGAAGCAATTAAACAACATCAAAACTCTTAATGCTATGATGGAAGATTATCTAAAAGGTTTATCTGTACAAGCTAATCCAATGTTTACAGCTACAGATGATGGTATTATTAATCCTAGTACGATTAGAATCAAACCAGGTGCTATTATTCCAGTAGGTTCAAATGATAATGTTAATCCTACACTTAGAAGTTTACAAGTATCATCTAATCCACAACTATTAGAGTTCGCAGTTAGAGGTTTACAAGATACAATTAGAAAATCATTCTTATCTAAACCATTTGGTAATATTGAAGATACACCAGTTAGATCTGCTACAGAAATGTCTATGAGAAATGCAGAATTAGCATCAGCTTCTTTAGCATCATCATCTAGGATTCAATCAGAGCTATTAGAAAGAATAGTGTCAAACTGTGTTAATATCTTGAAAAAAGCAGGTAAACTTCCAGACTTTAGAGTAAATGGTAGAGAAGTTAAGATCAAATTTGTTAATCCTGCTACTAGACAACAAGATGAATCAACTTTAGCAGCATATTCTAGGTTTATTGAGATTGCTCAAGCATTCCCACCAGAAATGATTATGCAAAATATTAAAGTAGATATGATCCCAGAAGAAATAGCACAAGCACTAGGACTACCAAATAAAGTAGTTAGAACAGCATCTGAAAAAATGCAGATCCAACAACAACAACAAATGGCAGCTCAACAACAAATGGCTATGGAACAAGGAGGTCAGCAATGAATGGAAGAGAAATAACTTCAATGTTCAAAGCTACCTTTGAAACTGTACCAGGAAAGAAGTGTATAGAACATTTAGAGAAAGTATTTATTGATAGAGAGATCTACAAGAAAGGACTAACACTAGATGAGGTAGCCTATAGACAAGGCCAAGCAGATCTAGTTAGACAAATATTAAGTGAGGTAAATAAAGATGGCAGATAGAGAACTAAGTTCAATATTAACAAGTGGAGAAATTAGTGGAATAAATCTAGGTGGTACTGACAGTTCAAATGCTGTTGTTACTGCTGCAGATTTAGTTCCATCATTAATTGCAGTAGGTGCATCATCATCATTAGCTGCTCAACCAATAGTAGCAAATACAGATACTCAGTTGTTTTATTTTACTGCTGCATCTGTTATGTCTGGTACAGATTTTACATTTGATATAGTAAAGCAAGAAGTAAACATAGTTAATGCAGGTGCATATAAATTAAGTGGTACTATTTCTGTTTCAAATGGAAATGCAAATGAGATACATACAATTATTGCCTATATAAATGGAGTTGCAACACCTATGAAAGCAACTAGAACTGGTAATGGTGAAATGGTATTTATTGGTGCATCAATGTTTAACGACAATGATACTTTAGAATTGTACATAAACAGTACAACAACATCAATTACTGTTGAATTTTCATCTTTAATTATAGAGAAAATTTAGACCAAACAAGTCTATAAACTGAATTAAATAAAAGGATACCTTATGAGTGAAGAAACAACACAAGTAAGCCCTACTGAATCAACAGAAACAGTAGAGCAAGAGCAAACTGGATCTGTAGAAACAGAACAAACAGAACAAGATGATGGAATTGTTTATGCAGGTAAATACAAATCGGTTAGTGATTTAGAGAAAGCATATAGTGAACTTCAAAGTTCATACAGCAAGAAGCTAGGAGCATTTGAGGGATCACCAGAAGAGTATGCAAGACCAGAGGGAATAGAAGAGGGTGATGCTTCATTTGATTTTATTTCTCAATGGGGAAAAGATAATAACTTATCTCAAGATGGTTTAGAAAGTCTTATAGGACAATTTAAAGAACAAGCTACAGAACAATACGAAGCTCAACAAAAAGAATATATCCAAGGTGAAATGGAAAAACTAGGTAAAGATGCAGATTATAGAATTAAAAATGCAACTGACTGGGTATCTGCTAACTTAGGTGAAGATTTTGTAGGTGCTATCAATGATATGCTACCTGGAGCAAAAGGTATTGAAGCTATTGAGAAGTTAATGAAAGCTACATCAGCACAAACTCCTACAGAAGCTAGTCCAACTAAATCATTAGATTTGGAACAGATTAAAGGTATGAGATTTGCAAAAGATGAGTTTGGAAACAGAAAGATGAGTGTAGATCCTGCTTATAGAAAAAGAGTAGAAGCACTAGAGGCAGAATATTATTCTAATAAGTAATTAGGGTTTAATTTATTCTATTTGATAAAATTGTATTGTATGTGAATTAAACAGCAAGTTGAATACCCTATAATGGCTCAACAGACTGATTTAATTATTGAGATTTAGTTTGACCCTCTATAGGCCACCCAAGCTAATCACAGCATTACAATTTTAAATTAAAATACACAAAAGGAGACTTAAATGTCTAGTAATTTATCAAGTGTAGCTGTTGAGCAGTTTGACAGCGAAGTAAAACACGCGTATCAAGGTGTACAAACTCTTAGAG